GCTTCAAGGTGCAATATAAATAAAGTTCATCATTTTGTTTCATCCAATTATTATGGCAAGCAATTCCATGCAATACGCTTGCATGATGCTTATTGAAAAATAATCCAATATGTTGGTAGGGCATCCCCTGGGTTCTTAACAAAGAGTAAAGATAATATCTTTGATAAGTTATTGCAAAATTTCTGTTTGGTAAATCAAGTTCATGTTCTTGAATGTACTCTTTAATTAAATCTATATTCATAATTTGTAAAGTTTATTTGTAAGATCATAGCGTATCATTGCGAATCATATAATAGCTAAATTGTTTTAAAATAGCCATAAATGGTTAATATGTTAACTAATTTGTCTTTGTGAAATTATTGTTTTAAATAAATCGGATTCCGCTTCAATCATTCCGGTTGCCTTAATATAATCAACTTCAACTTTTGCCGAATTAATTATAACAGATCCAACCATTGCAATGGATTTTGCTTTATCGATTTCATTCTTCAATTGTTCTGGAGTTAATTGATCATCATCAATTCTTTCCAATGCTGCGAACATATGATCGCGCAAATCACTTAATTTGTTTCTTGCCATTTTGTTGTTTTTTTAATTAGTTTGTTTTTTAAAATTAGTATTTGTTTTATTTCAAGCGGATATTGATGCATCGAGTTTCTTTGCATGTTTTCCTTTTTACTTATTAATTCAAGATTTGAAATCTCAAAATTATCTTCATTGTTATCTTTAAAAATAACAATCATTCCAGGTGGAATCTTTCCGAAATTTTGTTCCCAAAGATAGCGATTTAATAATTGCCAATTTGAATGCGCTATTTTTATATAAGAATAAAATTTGCCATTTGTATCTTGGCGCTTGTTTATGGTTCCGGTTGGTTGTGTATTGAATGGAAGGTTGCCTTTTTTAAACATTGTTGGCTTTGCTTTCTCATAAACTTCTTTACTCATTTTATATCCTTTGTTTGCCGGAACATGGCCGCGTTGAAATTGTGTTGCTTTACCGCCAAGATATCCGGCAGGGAATTGTGTTGATCGCAAATAAACTGGATCTTTTTTAATTCCCATCGCAAAAGCGCGATTATAAACTTGGCTTAAAGTTAAATTCAAATCATCCGCTATCTTCTTTGTTGGTTCAAATGGATAGCGCTGTTTAATTATATCATTTATCTTCATTGATAGCTTTTAAATATTTAAGATATAATTCAAGATTGAAATTGGTTGAAATTTCATAATGCCATCTTCGGCGGCTCCAAAACTGGAGTATTGCTGCAAAGGTTGGTTGTTGTTTATTAGTAGTTTTCATAATAGTAATGGTATTGGCTTAATAATTGTTCTTGATATCCGTAATCATTTGGCGATTCCTCGACCAATTCAATAACCATATCGGCAAGTTCTTTGGAAAGCTCGCGATCCGGGAACAGTTGCTTTTCAACTCCTTTAAATTTTTGAGTTAAATAGATATGTTCAATTTCGCAAGTTACAACATCATCATCTTCTTCAAAATGATAATATACTTTTGCTTCAAATTCAATTTCATCATCCATGCAAAGCCAAGTAATGGTTCCGCAATAATCTTCGATTTCGATTTCTTTGTTCATGTTGTTTGTTTTTAGTTAAAACCTTGGCCACAATAAATCATGGCCTTGATTTTTTCTTGATTAATAAAAATAATGTATTTAAGCAAACTTTTCATCGTAGAATTTTTTTGCCAATTCAAGCGATGTTAAAATTTCCGGCTTATTTAATTTGCCATCATAATAACCATTTTGATAAGCATAATAAATAGATTGTTTCTGGTAAGCTTGTAAGCTTGCGATTTGTACGGCATCCAGTTTGATTCCATTTTCTTCAAATAGATCAATGCATAATTGCAATGTTGTTTCTTGTTTCATTGTTTTTCGATTTTGATTATTAAATTATCATTCTTTTGAATTAGTATTTTTACATGATCTTCATCATATGCTTCAACAATCCTTGTTTGGATTACAAGCGGGGAACCTGGTCGCAACCAAGTTTTGAATGTTGCTTTGTATTTAAACAACATATTCCGGGAAATAGTTTTCTCTTTCGCAAAGTTCAATAATAGAGTTTGTAATTTGAACCGCTTTATCAAGCTTTGCTTCATAAGCAAAAACTTTCATTTCTCCGGAGTTAATCATTGCGCAAATAATTTGCGTTAAAATTTGTTCTTTGTTCATAATGTGTTTTTTAAAAAAGTTAATATTGGAAATATATTTGTAATAAGAGCAGCAATCAAAATGGCCGCAATAAAGATTTTGGAAAAGTAGATTTCATCTTCTCCTTCGGGTGTAAAATACTTAAATAGTTTTTTCATGGTGTTTTTTATTTGTTTCAACAAAGATAATCATTTAATTTTTATATATGCAAATAATAATTAACAATTTTTTGTAATTTATAANCATTCTAAATAAGGTTGACTACATTTTGTAGCCATCTACAAGGGGACAATTTGTCCCCAGGTTGAAAGTAAAACATATAATCAAGGTTAATTTTACTTAATAGAGTAATAAAGTAAGGTAAAACCCTTAAATTTTATACTTTTTTTTAGGTTATACCCTTAAAAACTCGAGTTTTTTGCGCGCTTTACTTTGAAATCTTATGATAAGTTACTTTGAAATTACATGATAATCGGAATAAAACCGATAATGTAAACCATATTAGTCATAAAAAGGGCGGTTGCTTCTAACTCCCGCCCCTTAAAACAACACTATGAACCGCAAATATATTAAAAATTATGAGTTAACCGCGCAATTTGGCCAAATTCTTTATGAAAAATAAATCCTTCAACTGATTTTGGAACCCCAGTATATCCATTTTTATGATGCCATGCATCAGTTCCGGAAGGGGATCGCAATGTTTCAAAGGTTACTCCAATCATATCTTTGCTTATTTTATGATGAACATGGTGGGAAAAAATATAGCGGTGTTTTGTTTCGCTCCAAAGAATTGGAAATTCGGTTGCCAATAACATTGGAAGATTTTCAACCTTGGCGCCATCGCCATGAGTTGTGCCAATTAAATTCTTTCCGTACTTAAATGCTTTGCGGTGTAGCAAATCAACATTGAATTTGATATTTGATTTAGCAAAATGCGCTTCAATTAATTGCATCAAGAAAAATCCATGAGTTAAATCATGGTTTGAAGGATTATAAACAACTTCAACTTCCGCAAAACTCATCAATTGTTCCAACAAATCAATGTAAAGATTCTTTGCCATAATAAAATTTTGATGCCATTGGCCATCCGTATCTTGTGGCGTTCCGGCATTTGTGCTTCGCTTGTTATTATCGGTGTGCAAAATATCATTCCCCGCAACAAATAAAACTTTATCAATGGTAAATCCTTTGGCTTTATCAAGAATGCCTTGCATCCCTTCTTTTGCGCGTTTAACGGCAATCTGGCAATTGTAATCTTCGCCGGTTTCAAAGGCGGTTGATAGTTTACCAATATGCAAATCCGCAATATCAATAATTAATAAATGATCATCCGGGCTTTTATTAGTTTTTATGGCTGTATATTTTGGCGCATATGCTTTAACTTCGGCAATGGCTTGATCCTTGATTTTTTGAATCTCATTTAACTCTTCGGCTTTAAAGTTTGGATTCTTAAAGAACAATGAAGCTTCTTTTGTTTTTAACCAACCATGTTTAACATCCTTATCATCAACCCCGGCTTCATCGGTTGCATTCTTGATGCCACGATATTTCATGAGTATTTCGATCTCATCTTTTTTCAGACGAAACCGGGCGCTTGTGTTTTTCATAAAATTTAGATTATGGATTTAATTGCGTATTTCCAAAGCCAGGAAAGAAGCAATCCAATTGCAACCCCGACAAATAATAAATTCAAATTTCCTTTTGGCCGGTTGCTCTTTGCTTCGGTTTTTGCCTTGGCTTTCTCAACAACTCGATCTTTATAAATTGTTTTTAATTGAATTTTATACTTGTATTTGATTTCGGTTCTAACTTGCCATTTGGTTTTGGGAATATAAACGTTCTTGTAAAAAATAACCGAATCGGTTTTTCTTATAATTGTTTCGTAATAAATAGAATCATTAACAACGTAAGGAATTGAATCAATCTTTAATATTTGGATTGTATCGGATGTTTCGGCGCATTTAAAACCCTTCTTTGTTGCTTTATTAATATGATAATTAACGGAACAGCTGCAAAGCATTGCTATCAAAATAAATAATATATATTTCATCCTTGTCGTGTATAAGATTTGACGTAATTTTTACTTGATTTAAGCTTGCTTGTCTTTGATTTTGCATGAACGCCAGGCCGTTTTACTTTCGGCTTGATTCTTTTGGTTGTATCTTGTTTAATTTTAGCCATTAATATCGCTTGATATTAGCAAAGTATAAGTAAAATGATTGCCATGGATCTCTTTTGCCCGGTTAATCAAAACCATAAAATCAATGAAATCTTTTGTACGCTTAAATACTTGGCAACCTTCGCTCCAATTCTCAACAAAGTTTGAAACGGTTCCGGCTTTGTGGATGTTAATTCCAAACATTCCAGTATCTCGAATTATTTCATCAAAATCCATATCGCGGTTTTTATCCCTCCAAACCGTTACATCCCCCAACCTTTGGCAAAGCGCTTGATATTTTCCTTGATGCATTGATACTTTATAAACGCCGCGGTATTGATCCGGAACCAATCTGGCAACGCCCCCGGAATTATGGAATTGCATAACTCCTTTTTTTCCCGGTTCCGTAGTTGCATCCCATTCATGATAAAACCATTCGCCTCCAACCTTATAAGACAAAGTTAATTTATCATCGAAAAGATTTGTAACTTTTTGCCCTGGTCTTGCGTTCCGAACTCCAACAATGTTTACATCATAATCTTTTGCGCCATCAAACCAAACATATCCTTGCGATTTTACGGCCTTTTCAATTTGTTCTTTTGAATACATCTTATTTTTTTATTTTATCAACATCATCTTTTAATTCCGCGCCCCTTTTTAATANATTCTTTAAGCTTTGCCAAATGTTCAATCCGTAGATTATNTTNTAATTCTCCGAAATGGAAATCAATTCGATGCTGCAAAGCGTTAATGCTGTTATTTTGGTAACCAATAAAGGAACGGAAAAGAATTTTAAAACAATTGCATCCAGGATCCAAAAATCAATCAAATACAACATGATTACGGCCACTTCGTAAAGAGCTAATTTACTTATAATAGCGGAAAGCTTCCGCGATGTAATTGGTTGCTTTAATTTTTTAGCTTTCCAAACTCCAGTAATTGTATCGATAAGGATTAAAAACCCAACAAGAAAAATAATGCCGGATATTGGCANAAAAAACGCGGTTATAATGCTAATCAAGGTTAATAAATTTGTTTGGATGNTTAATAATAATATTGCNAATTGTGCTTTCATTCTTCAATGATTTGTTCAATTAATATAAAATTTAAATACGCGTTGAACGTTAATCCAACCATTTTTAAATATAATGCATCTTCAAAAAATAAAACGCCGGTTGTAAAGTAACCAAAAACAAAGAATAAAACGCTCCAAATTTTTAGATGTATCATATCTATTATGTTTAATTGTTCTTAAAATCATAATTATCAAACGGAATGTTGCACCAATTCTCGGTGTCATATATGTTTACGGCCAATTCCATAGTCCAGCCGGCCGTCATATCTTGGCTACGGTTGATGAATGGAGTTGTTCCGATTGTTCCTTCAATATCAAGGAATTCATCAAAGCGCCATTGCTTGAATGTTGTATGAATATCTTTGCAAATGGAAATGCAATCCGAATGAATTTCATTTATTTGATCATAATCGGATTGGTTGTATTTATCGCATATTGTAATTATGGCATTTATGCCAACACATTGGATAAGTTACGGCATCCCGGGAAACAGCATCCAAAAATTCTCCAAAGAAAAAGGAGTTAATTTGCCGGTGTTCGGTTGCGATCAGCTCGAACTCCTTCCGTAGTTGGTTTAATGTTTTTTCCATAATTATTTAAGTATTTTTTAAGCTGTTCAATTTGTTTCTTTGATGCTTTAAATTTCATATAATAAAATTTATTGGAGTATATCCGGAACGATCCGCAAGCATATCTTCGGAACAAGCTCCAGGGGAATCCGATGATTGATTATATTCCGGATATAAAGTTTGATTATCCGCTCTCAAATGAACGATTAATCTTTCTTTGTAGAAATATGCATCTTTTCGCAATTGATCCCGCAAAGCGCTTGTTTCGGCATCTGTA